CAGCTTCAGGTGGGGATAGAAGGTCCGCCGACGTACAAAGATCGATCCTGTGTGGTCGTAGTACGTCGCCCTCGACAGCCCGAGAGCGAGCGCGGAGCCGGTGCCGATGCTCGCGACCGATGACAGGGTGTGGACCTCTCGCGCGCCGAAAGGCGATGCCGACTGCAACACGACCTCGTCTCCAGCTTGGAGCGTGGCGAGCGGTGCCCATGCTGCGTATGCATTGCCCGGGATGCCGATCGCCGTCGCCCCCCTCGGGATGCCGGCGACCGTGAACGCGCCGAACGTGGCCCGGTCTCCGACGCTCACACCCACGGAGTAGCCGGCGAGAAGGTGAGACTGTAGCGACCGGAGGCCGCGGATGGCGAGGGCTTCAGCGGCGATGGATGGCCGGAGATGTTGCCGCACGATGACCACCCGCCGCCAGTCCCCATAGAGCTGGCGGGTCATTCCGCCCGCAACGGTCTCGGACGTGGCCGCGACTACCTCGGGATCGTCGTCCTCTAGGCTGGTCACAAAACCCGGGATCGTGACCGTCTCGAGGTTTCCGGTGCCCATCGGGTACCAGTAGATCCGCGTCTCACTGCTCATGCCGGTACTCCGATTGTGGTCGAGGTTGCCCGGCCGTAGGTTCCGAATTGAGAATCAAACTGGGCGGCGAGCGCGTCGAACGGGTTGCCCTGGACGGACCGCGGGCGCCCCCGGGAGCGGGTGGACATGGCGGCGAGACGGTCGGATTCCCGGGCGGTGCTCATCTGCCCGGCTGAAGCGGTGCGGCCTGACAGGCTCGGGCCGTCGCCGACGGGACCCCCTCCCGAACGGCGGCTCTCTACGATGTCTTGCGCTTGACCGCCCAACGCGCCGCCGACCCCAGCGCCCACTGCGGCCCCGACGGGACCGCCGAGCAAAAACCCGCCGACGCCACCGATCACCGCGCCGATATTCCGCCCGCGGTTCTCTTCATCTGTGACGGCAGAGCGTAGGATCTCGCCGATTGCGACGGCGATAGCGATCGGCAATTCCACAAGGAGCGCCTCGAACAATTGCGGCGCGGCCTCAATCAGTGCCGGGATCAGCTCCGATACGAGCGACACGGCAAAGTCGGGCAGCACTTTACCAATCAGCTCGGGCAGAGCCTCAAGCGCGGCGATCAGTCCGTCTTTCACGCCGTCCAACGTGTCGCGGATGCCGTCGGCCCCTTGCTCTCCGATGAATTGCAATCCGGAAATAGCCGCCCCGGCGACCCCAAGCCCGGCCATACCGGTCGCCCCGGCGATGCTCGACAGCCCACCCCCGAGGTCTCCCCCGAGTACTTGACCGGTCACGCCGATCGCGGTCTGTGCCGTCTCCAGGCGACCGGCCCGGGTGGCCTGCGCCATGGCCGCGGAGGCGTCGAATTGGTCGGCGAGGTTGTCGGCGGATGCCTTCAGAATCGCGTCAAAATCGCCTGATCCGAATTTGGTAACTTGTCGAATTGCTGCGTTGGATGTGGCGAGGGCCTCATTGCCGAACATGCGCGAGAGCTGTAGATCGATCTCTTCGGCCGTTGCCTCTCCGATCTCTTTTCCGATCTTTTCCGGGTCGTCTTTTCTGTCGGGAGTAACGATCGTTTGGCTGCTCTCAATGGCCGCGCGTAGCTCCTGGAGTCGAGCCACAGCGGCGCCGCCCTCGACATCGGCGGCCTCTGCGCCCCGGAATCCGGCAGTCAACCCGGCCTCAAGCAACCCCCCGGTGAGCGCCGATCCGGCTGCGGCCGGTGTGGCCATGGCTGCGTCAGTGAGGGAATCCAGAGACCCGCGGAGACTTTCAATCCCTCCGGTAAAATCGCCGCGCCCCAGCTTCTCAAGCCCTGTCAAGAGCTGCTCTATGCCGGCGATCAGCGCGTCGAAAGGCTTGAGGATGCGATCAAATGCGCTCTCAAATCCCTCCGCGAATCCGTCAATCATGCCCCCGAGGCCGTGGAACGCGATGATCACGCTCTCGGTAAACGAGATCAGAGCATCAGCGCCGCCGATTACGTCGACCATCTCGCCTTTAAGGCCGTCCAGCACCGTTCCCAGCTCTGCGCTGGCCCTCTGCCATCGGCCCGCGGCTGTCGCCGCTTTCGGGCCTACGTCGATCCCGAACTCTTGAGCAAGCGCAACAAAATCCTCCAGCTCCGACCCGCTGAGAGCCTGGAGGAGCTTCCCGCCTGACCGGCCGAGAGTCTCGACCGCAAGCGCGGATCGCTCCCCGTCGTTGGGCATCTGGTTGAGTTTGCCGAGCAGCTCGCCAAGGACTTCGTCTGCCGACCGAAGGCCCCCCTCGCCGTCTGTCACCTCGACCTTGAGCTTCTCAAATGCCTCCGCCGTAGCGTTTCCGCCCTTGGCCGCATCGCTCAGCCTGCGCCCGAATTGGTCGAGGCCGGATGTGAGCGATGAAAACGAGAGCCCCGAACCCTCCGCGGCGAGCCGGAGCCCCTGGAGGGTGTCGGCCGCGATGCCCGAGCGGGTCGAGGCGTCGGAGATGTCGTTGCGAAGGTCGGCGACCTCTTGCCCGAATTGGAATACCGCGCGTGTGGCGGCTGTGAGCGTCCCCACAAGCGCGCCGATCCCGAGGGTGGCCACGAGCCCGCCCACGCCCGCGGAGAGCCCAGAGACGGACGACAGCGCCCCGGACATGCCGCGAGAGAGGCCAGCGACCCCGGCGCCCGCTTGCTTGCCCTCTTTGCCCATGCGGTCGAGCTGTCGGCCGGTCTGTGCGCTCTCGTCTCCGAGCCTGTCGACCGCGCGGGTGGTGTCCTTCGTCTGTTTCTCCAGACGCTCGGAACCTTGCACCGCGGAGCGGGTGCCGGCCTTTGTTTTGTCCGTCAGGCGGACGATGTACTGTACGACGCCGTCGGCCATCTGATCAACTCCCGGGGGCGGGCATTACCCACATGACGCTATCACCGTTTCGCTGTAGCCACTGGCGCTGGGTGTCGACCGCCGCCGCCGCGCAGAGCCGCGAGAGCAGGAGGTCAAGCCAGACCGACACGATCGGATCATCCTGCGGCCTGGACAGCCACCGGCCCGGGGTTGTCCCGTACCGCCTCGCCGTCTCGTCCATCATGTGGAGCAGCCTCGGATCCTCGGCGAAATCGGGCCGCACGCGCCGCGGCCTCGACGTAGCGACGGATCCCAGCTCCGGCGATGTGGCCGACATCCTCGACCGGCAGACGGCCCACCCACAACCGACCGGCGGCCGTGTCCTCGTCGCTCTCGGCAAGCACGAGCCGGAGCGGCTGGGGCTCTTCGCCCGGCTTGCGCGCCTGACGCACGGTCAGACATGCAAGGATCTGGATGTGCTCAAGGTCGGCCGCGGTAGCTGCCCGGGGCGCGCCCTCCTGACCGACGCCCGCCACGAGCCCAAACAGGGTACCCGCGTGCGCGTCAAAATCGGCCGGAGACAATGCGCAGCACCCAAAATCGAGGCGACCCAGCCCGGCCGTCTCGACCCATTCCGGGGCGGCGATGGCGGCGAGGTCGATCATGATGCCTCTGCGGTGGCGTCGTCGTTGACCAGAATAAACTGCACCGGGGGATCGGTGCCGTCATCCCGGGCCTCGAAGACGGCGCTCTCTTCATTGAGCCCCACCGATTGTGCGGCGATGGCGACGGCATCGGGAATGAGCGCGCTGTTGACGTTGATCCGGAATTGGTCGGTCCCGCTGGTGAACGTGATGTCACCGTCTGCCTCTGTGCCTGCGGTCTGTGCGTCGGGCCAATTGTCGTTGGTTTTGTACCGGGTGACGGTCATTCTCGCGTTTCTTACGCCCGTGATGGCCGCGCCCGTGATGCTGGACGACCCGAACCCGCGGAGCCCCTCGACCGCGTTCTCAAGGTCAAGCGAGATCGACCGCGCGGTGTAGTCCACGGAATTCCACCGCCAGCGGTTGGCCTCGTGGGACAGGATCGGATCGTCGTGCACGGGGAGGCTGTGCGACGGTGCCGCGCCTGGGGTGCTCGACATGGCGACAAAGTTGATCGTGAGGCGGAGGATCCCGGGTGTCGATGCGGCGAGGGTGGCCGACGTGACCCGAGCCCCGGCGATGACGTCGCCCCGCTGGAGCGCGCCCGAGCTGGCGAGCGTGTCGCGCGCGGTCCGCAGTGTGATGGCCGGAGGCTCCGCGCCCGGGCTCAGCGTGTGAGTGTACGGTGCCGATCCGCCCGTCGTTGCCCATGTGCCGCCGATGCACGCCCGGAGAAACGAGGCCAGCGACCCGTTTTCGTAGTAACAGAGGATCTCCATCGATCCGGAGACCTCGACTTGTTCGAGATACCGCGCCTGGAGGTAGGAGGTCGTGCCCAACGACAGATCATCGATCCGCGTGCGGGTGCTCACGGCCGTGAGATTGAGAGAGGCGAGCCGGGCAACCCGGGCCGATGCTACGGCGGTTCCCTCGGTGCTCTCGAATCCGATGCCAACGGACGCATTGCGCCCGAGGTAGACGTTGGCCATGCTAGCTCTCCTCTGCTGTTTCTGCGGTGCGGACGGCCGCAAAGATCAGCGTCCGTTGTAAGGATGTGGTGATGGTGATCTCGTCGACGTAGTCGGCCCCGTCGGCCGATCCGGTCAGGTACATCCACACGAGCGTGCGGCCGTCGTAGCCGCTGACGCGCGTTTGTGCGGGTGTGTTGCCCCCGGCGTAGGCGCCGCCGTCGTTGCGGGTGGCGACCGTGACCGCGGCGAGCGTTTCAAGGTCGGCGGAACCCTCAAGCGGCTGAGCCTGTCGAGCCAGATGCTGGGTCACGTCGAAGATGACAAACCCGCTCTGACCCGGTGGCCACGAATAGCGAGCGGTCGGTGTGTCGGTGCCCACGGGGAGCGATTCGGCCCGCACGATGACCGCGGCCGGGGGCGGTTTGCCCGCGATGACCCGGCCCGTTTTTGGGTTGCCCGCGCTGAATGTGATCGCCTTGTCTGAGGCGCCGCTCTCGCCGAAATACAGATAGGCGATGACCGTGGCGTTGTCGCTGTCAGGCGTCCAATCATTGATCTGGATGACCGCGGTGCGGGTCGCGTGGTCGAATGTCTCGCGGCTGAATGCGAGCAACGTGAACCCGTCGGAGTCACAGACCCGGATGTCATGGCCATTCGTGGCGACGTTGGCCCAGAAGATGCCGTGATCTTTCGGGATCGTGACCGTGGCGTCAATGGTGGCCGCGCCCCCGTTGTTGTCGATGGCGACCGGGATCCGGAACTGCGATGTCGAGGCGTACCAACTCATGATCAGACCCTCGCCCAGAATAGCTCAACCGTCATGGCCACGTATGCGTCTCTCTGGCGGCCGTCTACCTCCGGCCCGGTGACGACCTCCGTGGACACTGTGAGGTCATGCACGGCCGCGGCCCCGAGGTTCCGCGATCCATGGAGCGCGCGGATGATGTCGGCTTCCATATTGTTAGCCGCCGTGACCGCTGCGGAGGGTGCCGTACCGCCCGTGACGACAGCCACGAGATCGACCGTCAAAGTCTGCCCGTACTGGCTCAGGTCCGCCCCCGCGCCGTTGCGGATGTCCTGACGCGGCCCGAGATAGTAGGCCACGTATGGCCGCACCCTCGACACCGGAGGCCCGGCGAGGTCGAGCTGCTCTACCTGACCGGTGCCCGAGAGGTCGTAGGTGTAGGACCCGGATCCGTCGATGCCCTGGAGGATCGTCGTCATCGCGCTGGCGATCGTGTTCCGGTTTGTCGGGCTCATCGACCCTCCCCGGCGATGCTACCCGGCGCGCGGTAGGCCACATCGACGGCATCCCCGAGGGTGCTCGGGACCTCTGCCCGGGTGGACCACCACGCGCGGCGAGCGAACCCGGTAGCCGGGATCTCGACCTCTTTGCGGAGCCACCACCGGCCGACATTCTCGCCGCCGACGCGCTCCAGAAGCACCGCCAGAGCTTGCTTTCCGCTGCCGTCGCGGATGACATAGAACCATAGCGGCCGGGGATAGTCGCGCGGCGAGGCGTAGCGGGCGACACCCGCGCCGGTCTTGACACTCTTGTCAGGGATGGCGAGCCACTGCCGATCGACCGGGCGGACGGTGCCCCCCTGGTCCTGTATGGCGGCATAGATCACGTTCTTGGCGCCTTGCACGCGGCCACCGGCAGACAGCACGACCGACAGAGGCCGCCCTTGGACCGTGCGCCCGAACAACGAGAGCTGGGACGATTCGCCCTCCACCGAGGCAACAACCCGGCCGGTCTGGATGACCCGGCCCGCGATGGACCGCCGTAGGTTGCCCGTGCGGCTCCGTGGGCGTCGTGTGGCGTTGCCCACGGCCCTTGACTGCATCTTGAGCGCGAGAGCCGTAGCGCGGCGCTGTAGGACCCTTGCAAGCCGCGGCCCGGCCTCGCTGCATCGCCGTTCCCACTCCTCGGGTGTGAGGGTCTGCGGCATCAAGGCACCGACAAGCGATAGTCGGCGAGCATTTCCCGGACCTCGGGCAGCAAAGACAGCGGCGCCACGGAGCGAGAGCCGCCCCGGGTGGAGGTCGAGGTCGACCCGGCCGCGCTCGTGTTGCCGATCGTGTGGACCGCTTGAACGATGGCCGCCTCTGTGAGCACCGGGTGAGAGGCGATGGTGTAGCCGGCGGAGACTACGACGCGGTTGGCCCGCGGGAGGTCTGACCACGAATGCGTAGCACCCACGAGCAGCTCTACCCGGCGACCGTCGGCGACGTATTCGGACGCGGCCAGTAGGGTATCGGCGCCGTAGTCCTGCTCTGGATCGACATGCACGGACGCAACCGAGAGGATCGGCGGCGTCGGAATCATGGCGACCGCCCGATCGGCCTCGATGCCCAGATCGTAGCGCCCTGGGAATGTCGTATACGTCTCCGCTTCCATCGATTGCGCGCCTGCGTCGGGCATCGGGTGGCCGCAGTAGCGCGCAAACGCAGAGTCAATCCGAGCGATCAGGGTCGTGATCGTCGTGTCGTCTGCCGATGACAGCCCGGGAGCGAGCGCCCGGACCTGTGCCGCCGTGGCGAGCGCCATCATTCACCCCCGGCAACGTGTCGCGCCCGTGCGTCGATCGCTTGCACGACCAACGGCCGATGTAAGCCGCAGATTTCCGCGGCCCGCATCGGGCTCAAATACCGATCCACCGCGCCGGACGCAACGCGATGGACGACCGATCGCGCCTCGCCCGACAGAGCCCCAGGGGGCAAAGCGAGCGCGGGGACGGTGCCCCGAATGGCGCGATCGATAATCATGATCAGTCGGCCCGCACGCGCTGAAGCGTGACGGCACACACACCGGTCACCGCGACACCGGATCCGGCCTTCGTGATCGCGACCTTCGCAATCCCGCCCTCTGAGAGGAGGTTGGATCCCGCTGCGGAAAGGGTGATCGGCTCGTTCACGCCCGCGGTGATGTCACCGGTGCCGGCAACGGTCGACACAATCGAACCGAGCGAGGTACCGCCGACAGACACCGTAAACGTCGCGTTGTTGCTGTTGTTCGCGGTGATCGCGGCATCAGCGATGAAATCGACGTT